AATGAGCGATCCTGACACAGAGAAGGGTCACAATCCTTGTGGATCATTTTAATACCCTTCCCCATTAGGAACGACCTCCCCATTCAATTTGAGGGAATGCTTCAGACACAACCGCTTTGGTAATTCTTTTATACTTCTGATTCAATTGACCATCCTTAACAAGGACAACCAACTCTGCTTCATCTGCATGAAGACCTTCTAGCAGTTGCACAAACATAGACTCTCGCTTCAGTGAAGGAAGTTTAGCACCACCCTTGAAGAAACGATACAGACCACGATACTCATGCTCTAGGCGAGTGTGATCAGTCCCAGCAGGCGCATCATTGGGGGTGTAAGGCACATCCCCTTCAGGCATAACAGAAATAACACTATCATCAAAGTTGATGATCAACAATTGACGTAGTGCATTGCTGTTGTGTTGTCGCAAAAGATTAATTTTCTCTTGCTTTGTTTTAGCATTACTAACTTTTCGTAACACTTCAGAAATCAGTAGTCTACTACTACTGTTTGTTGTTGTAGGCATAATAAACTCCTAAAATCATTCTTCATCATCATCCCAGCTTTCAAATTCATTCCAAGGATTGTCAGGTCTGATGTAGATTAAATCATCATGTAACATATTACCCTCCTCATCAAACATTTCTGGGTGGGTAACTGACTTAGCATAGGCTGCGTTTTCAATAAAATCTTCAACGTATCCTTTTGCTAACCAGGAAACGGTGATTCCTAAAATGAAAGCACCGATTGTAACTAAGACTGCAAGTGCGATTAACATGGTTTCCCTCCTTGTGTTTAGTGTTGTTTTTGGAAACCAACCTCCCCTTTTGATAACTTAGAAATATTTATAAACCCTCACAGAAGATTATTTTCTCTAAGGTATCTTACAGACTCGGTGCAACCACCAAGTCTTTTACCATCCAAAAGGACTTGGGGGAAAGTAGTATTCTTACCAAATTGTTGGTAATAATCTTCCCTAGTAAAATCCTTATCCAGTTTCTTTTCAACAAAGGTAAACTTCTTTGCTTCAAGAACCTGTTTGATTTTAGTGCAATATGGACAACCATTTCTGGTATAGATTATAAAATTCATAATGTCCTCCGAAGAAAAAAGGCACTCCGAAGAGTGCCTGTTGGGTGTTCCGACTTGTAGAGTGACCGCACGAAAGGTCACTCAGTTATTTAGCGGATCAGAAGGAATACTTCAGACCCAGTTTAGCACCATAGCCACGGTCGATGTCCTTGTCGCCACTGCCGACGAAAGAAACTTCACCATATGCACCCAGTGCATCAGTCAGAGCAACACCAACACCTGCCTTACCAGAGGGGACGGTATCAGCGTCACCACCATCGGGAGTCAGCACAGTAGCGCCACCCTGCACATAGTAGGAAGCAGATTCACCGATGGGACCTTCATAGCCCACATGGAGATCGGTTGCTGCACCATTGTACTCGGAACCTGTCCAACCTGCATTGGTTTCTACGTTGACGTAGGGGCCTGCAAGGGCAGCAGCGGGAGCGAAAGCGAGAGCAGCAGCGGCTGCGAATGCGGTTTTGATCATTGTTGTTTTACCTTTTTTAGTTTACTTGCGGAATGGTTACCCGCAGATGAAAGCAGACTCGACATGTCTGCGTTGGAATAAGTATAACACCTTACCTAGGATTTGGCAAGTGTTACAGTGTGTAACGTTACGAGATTTATTTATACAGTTTGTAACGTTAGGAAAACCGACCAGAATTTTTTCTGTCAGTTGCTTCACGCATCAGGCGATCCGCTTCTTCCTTGGTTATTCTACCAGATTCATAGCGTTTGTAAAGCACTTCCATCTCTTCTACCCAACGACGATGAAGCACCAACCTTCTAGCACTATCAACCTTCATGGTTTTGTGTTGCTCTGGTCCAATAGGAAAGTCAACAGCAAAGTCTTCATCAACAATAGAATCAAACTCTGCTCCATCCTTAACCAAAGATTTTACTTCGTCAGGAAGATCTTCAAAATTAATTTTAGGTAATTCCATACTAAGGTGTGTAAACTCCACTACAATTTTGATTTAGCACATAAGTATACCCTGTTGCCATTCGGGTATGCCAATAAAGATTGGTGTCGGGATCTTGACTCATGTCAGCTGATGTTTTGATTATACCATTCCGACCAGTAACACCAGTAATTTTAATTTTAGCATTACAATCATCCCCATGTCCATCTTTAAAACACAATTCTGTGTTATCTCTCTGGCGTTTAAATCCACCTGGGTTTCCAGAAATTGAAGCACTATAAGTGCTTCCACCCGTAACATTTAGATCTACAGCAGCAGCACCCTTTTCTACTCCTGAAGTCTGAGTTAAAGAAACACCACCAACACTATATGTGCCAAGAGCAGTGCCATATGTATTGGGATTGTCATCCCATTCTAATGCTAATCCAATAGTACCAGATCCAGTACCACCAACTACTATATTACCATTAGAATCAAAAGTTGCTGTTAAGGTTTCTTGATATGCCAATGTCCAAGCACCACCAGCAGGATTGTTAGACCAAGAATCATCTCCGTTGCCATTGGGAGTATTAACAACATTCATAGTCAACTTATGCGTACCTTTAGTTGCTGCAAAAGTTAAAGATCCATTGGTATTAAAAGAACCATAACCACTTACAAGTTGTGTGTTGTCCCAGATAATATCAATAGCATTGTCTCCTGAATACTCTAAAACAAGAGTTGCATCTCTTTCAACATGAACTGTATAGGTTAAAGTTTTCACAACCCCTGGGTCTGCATCATTAGCAGTTGGCCAAACTGCATAATTATTCATCAGATCACCCCATGCGCCAACTGGACCAGACTTAACCCAATTTAAAGATTGACTTTCATAGCAAGGCGATCCCTTGCAAATTTTTACATACCACCCACCAGGATTTTTTGACCAGTCATAAGAATCGTATCCATAAGATCCTTCTCCACAATTGGCACTTTGCAATGAGCTGACCATGGTTACTTTATAAAGACCAAACACGTCAGCACAGTTTGCATAAGCAGCAGCAAAAGCATTACCAGCAAGTCCATTGTAGGTGCCACCAATCTCAGGAGTATCCCCCGCAGATCTAAGTTGAATCGTAAAGTTAGAGGTCCGTGCAGACTCAGGTACATTAATATCAAAGTCATACCAATTGCCATATGTTTGATCATATTCAGCAAAAGAAATGCCTGCATATTGTTTTGATGGTGCTAGGACAACCCACCCCTGACCCATGTTTATTTCTAAAACATCAGCGACATCATTGGGTCTTTCACCACCATTGTTATCATCACCAGCAATGATAGTAAACTTTAAAGAAGCAACCTGTCTTAGATCCATCGTAATGGAAGCAGTCCTGACAAGATCTGTCGTGGTTGTAGCTTCAATAGTTCCAAAACTTAAGTATTGTTTTGTAGGACTATCACTAGGGACACTAAATCCACCAACTTCATTTAGATTACTACCGCTTGTATCTGAAAATCCATCCAACTCGTTTCTAATGGCAGTAGCAGGACCGAGAGATATTGTGCCAAAAGTTTGTCCGTTAGAAGTTAAAGTATTATTACTGCTGACATATGTTGGAGTTTCATTTCTAGTACCTGCAGGAGAGTTAGTAACTCTAGCAGTTAACAGATGAATTCCTGCTGTTATTTGTCTCTCTACAATGGTTGGATCTCCTGCTTCTGGCCAATCATCATTGAGCATTGAGGGGGTGGTTGCTTCAGCAAATGGCACAGTCTCGCTATCAAAATAAAGAGCACCAAAATCATCTGCACCAAACTCAAAATAGTATGTGTCAGTTTTATCAAAGAAAATTCTATACGTTACTTCTTGTGGAATACATGGAAGAGTACATACTTCTGGATTTGTCCACACAGCATACCTATCTGCCGTTTCATTCCAAAGACTAATTTCTTTTACACCTCCACCAGAAGCACCAAGAATTTCAAAAGTTGCATTACAATCATCACCATCGTCATCAAGTAAACAAAGTCTCTTACCTTTATTCTCAACTTTAATTGTTTTATTAGCAGGATGTAGATTAGTAAATGTTAATGGGTATGTTGTCCCCGCAGAAATATCAATTGATGCAGATTGAGATCCCTCTTCAACTCCCGAAGTTTGTGTGAAAGTCACTCCACCAACTTCGATACTACCTAGAGCAGTGCCATTAGTATTAGGATTATCATCCCATTCTAATCTAAGGTCAAGTCTTCCTGTGCCAGAAGTGCCGCTAGTTATAATACTTCTACCATCGTCAGAAAATCTAGCACCACCAAAACTGGTAGACACCTGTCCGACTGCTGCAGTAACACCAAAGGTTACAGGAGATGATTTCTCGCAAGCATACTTATCCTGTATAACGATTTCATTACTATTATTTCTAGAAATAAATGGCACTGGTCTGATATTAATATCAGAATCAAATGGAAGACAACTAATTGGTCCTATTTCTGGGACAAAGAAATCATCATCCAATCCCCATTCATCCGTTCCTTTACGTTTCCAATCAAAACATTCACCATTTATATCTTTGATACAATCGTCACCATTATATGATCCGTCATCAGTATCTTTGTCATACTCAGTAACACAATCATAGTATTCAATTGTGCCATCATCTAATGTCCTCGTTTTACATTTGACAATAGGTTGTGGCCAAGGCTCAACACCCTCTGGATCGGGTCGTGGTCCGCCATCGATGGGTATAAGTTTACCTTCATCATCGTCATCACCTAGACGAACAACTCTATCGCCATCATCATCTGGTAGAATAGTATCACAAATGGGACCAAATGGTCCCCTTGGATAGTAAAACGATGCCATCTAAAGTATATAAAACCTTACTTTTTATTTAGATGTCCATTCTCAATCAACCACTTACGAGTGAGTGGTGTGGGCTCATAATCTGTCCACATTGTGCCATTAGCGCATGACTGAAGTGCTTTCATGGTCATGCCTTCAGTTCTACCTGCCCATCCTGCTTCCGCTTCCCATGGCACAGCACTCGCTGGATAGGTGCGCTCTGCCATGACACGCCAGACAATAGGCACACTCTCTTCAGGCATGATAATAGCAATCATACTATTTTTGATACTACCTGCCATACAATGTTGTGCAGCGTGCCATCCTTCATGACGCATTACTTGCATCAAGGTTCCTGGTTTGCCCATATACTTTCGGTTAAGAAAGAAATTATTACTTACTGTGTGATAAACACCACGATGCATCGGTGGGAAATATTTGTCATCTGCAAGATATACTTTGACACCGATTTGATTCAATGACATGAGCATGTTATTAAACTCTTGTGCTACAAATGTGTAACGTTCAGGATTATCATACTCAGATGAGATATCAAGCATTGAGAATACTTCATCAACACCATCTTTACACTCTCCCACAATCATACAACCCATGGCATCCATGGTGTTGTATCCTTTAATATGTCCCGCCTTATGATCTGCAAGTGCTGCTGTTGGCATCAATGCCAGGGCAGCAAGGATATATTTAAACATAAAAATAGGGGGTCGTTTGACCCCCTCATTATATCAGAAAAAACTATAAGCGTCAATTTTTTGCCGCGATTTTTTTTCGACTTTCAGGGAAAATCAAAGTGCATTTCCCCTAGGAAGTACTTCTTCTGGGAAGACGAAGTTTTCATGTGGTTGGTCTACTGGAGCCATCCAGGCACGGAGTCCTTCATTGAGGAGGATGTTTTTCGTATAGA